ATCATTATTACCATCTCTTGTTAGATAGACTTCAGCACCACTACTTAATACCCTAAAAGAACCTAAACCTCCTTGAATATGTAAAGTTGTTTGAGGAGAATTTGTCCCAATCCCTAACCTTGCATTAGCATTATCCCAAAACAGATTATTTGAACCCGTCTGACTATTCGTTCCATTCCAATATGCAACTTGTCCCGTTGCACCTGTTCCGCTTATTGGTGTGTAACCCAATGCTGATGCGATTGTCTTGTTCTTCCAAAGTGAGGTAGATGATTCGTAGATCAGTGCCTCATTGTTTGCAGGACTAACAATGGCAACATCGTGTAGTTCATCCAACTCCCACCCGTTCATCACCTTCACAAAAATCTTTCCATTGTTAACGTGAGCATACTCAACGTAACCAATGACTACAATATGACCATTACCAGTAGGCTTTACTTTTGTGATTGCACCGGGTGTAAATGGACTAAGATAAAGTACATCACCATCTACCCACGTTTCACCTTGTAGCGAACCCGTTGTATTGATGTTCTCAAGTTGACCAACCGCCATTATGAACCCTTCTTGATTGGTTGCGATTGTTTCAGTAACAAGTCCTATTGTGTCTGCACTATTTGCATCGTTATTCGCTTGAGCATAAGCAACCGCTAACCTTTGACCCTGCGCACCGCTTACCCTTACCGCTTGGTATGCTGCCTTTGTTAGTGTGGCATTAGGTGTAACCTTGTTAACCACCCTTGCAACCAAGTCAACACCATTCTTTAAAATAACACTACCGCCCTTTAGGGTTGTTTCGCTAACTCCATTGGTGTCGTTCCACCTTGTTGTGCCTACCGCAGCCGTTCCCGTTGGGGTGATGTCAAGAGTCATCTGACCGGCCTTGAGTTCAAACTCACCCAGGTTTACATTTGTAGTTGCACCCGTATAAGGAACAAAACCCGTTAATGATGGAAACGTAGCCAATGAACCATCACCGCGTAGATATTGTGATGTTGTACCGGTAGGATCATCAAATTTAGCATTAAGAGCATTTTGTAAATCAGTCTGATTGCTAAGTGTTCCGGTGATAGTACCCCATGCAACACCACCATTATTCACAGCACTATAATTCACTACCACATAAACCGGTGATACTGATGTGCTGACATACACATCACTACTTGTATAATTAATCTTGATTACCATCGTTAACTTGTTATTTGATCAACAACTTGAACAAAGCCTTGCATCCATGTAAATACACCAGCACCAGTAGTAACTTGGAGTTCATAGTTAAACTCACCAAGAGTATAAGTAGCAGTTGTGACAGCACTCAATGTAACTGTCCTCTCATTAGTAGCACCTTGTACAAAAATAGCATTATCCCAAGTAAAAATTGTAGTGCCGGAACTATTCTTTGCCATAAGTTTAAAAGTAAATGTACTTACATTAATTGCCACCTCTTGGCACTCATCTTCCCAAAATGACAATGGCAATACCCATGTATCACCCCTCTTAATTGTCCTTAAATTATGTTCGCCTATCATAATGTAAATTTAAGATTTATTATGGTTATAATGCCAAATATGATGCAGTTACAGTAACTCCATTTAATCCTGCCCCAAGTGATATAACAAATACTCCTGCTGACGGCTGAGTCACAGTATAATTAAAATACCACTTACCTTGATACCCTACTGCTGTAAGTTTAAAGTTTGCAGGGTTTCTGCCTGTTATAACACCACTTGCCACTACCAATTGGTCAACCACGTTAATAAGCTCAATTGGGCCGGTTCCTTGTAGTGTGTAGTCATAAGTAGGTGTTGCCCCAATTGTTGAGTCAAGGGTCAAATCCTGCATAATACAATCAAATTTATAAACTTTATAGTTATTTTGATTGTCAATCATATCAAGATAAGCCTTAAATGTTGTATCAATATTAAGAACAAATTGGTCAAAGAAATAGTATGGCTGCATAAAGCTTTGTTGTAGCTTAATTAACCCACTTCCGCTTATCGTAAAACCAGTCCTACCTATTATATATTCTCTATAATATCCACTTGTCTTAGGAGCAAGTTCAATGAAATCTCTGCTTACATTTATTGTTGAGCTTTTGGCGCAAGCAAAAGGGAACACATCACCATTGCTATATGTTGCCGTTATAACTAAGCCTTCAGCTTTTAATGTATCTGCCATTATTTATATATATATTTATCTTCGTAAGGATCGTATGGTGATATTGCAAATAAACAAATCAGTTAAAGTTACACTTCCGGTATAAGTAAATTTCTTTGTAGTGCTATTATATGTAAAGTCAGCAGCAGCTATTACATTAAACGGTATTACAAATTCTCCTGATGGAAGATAGTTACCATTTATTGGCTCTGCTTCAAATATCCTGGTAACATTTCCACCCGTTGCATCAGCATCCATATCAAACACCTCAACAAGAGTAGCTGACCAAGTTGATGAACTAAAGTCCATCTCTTTTAAGTTAGCAATTGTATAAATTCTATTTGGGTCATCATCCACAAACCTAACTGTATTAATAAGTCCAATTGGTTCATCTCCATCATCCCAAGTAAGACCATAGAAATTGACATCAATTTTATTTCTATTAATTCTATTTTGACTCCAATGTGCGATACTATTTTGCTTCCTAAATCCATTAACTTCAGCAGGATACCTATACCTATGCCATTCTTGATTTGTTAATGTCTGCTGATCATCCTCATACAAACTACCTTTGAATAATTTGCTTAATCCATCATCAAAATAAATCTCATCAAAAAACTTAGGCTTTAATGTAGCAGCCTTTGTAAATATTGACTGAACGGCTTGAATTGTTTCAATGTTTATTCCGTTAAATCTTGTTTCTGGATTAAATTGTAAATTTTTAAACCACTTCTCTTGACCTGCCGTATTAGGTGTTCCAATGCACCATAACAATATACTCAATACACCATCATCCGGAATACTTTTTGCATCAACTTGTGTTGTTACCCAATCAGTAGGAACTGGCTCACCTGTTCCGTTATAATAAGTTTGTAAAGCCTTATAATTAGTAGTCCATGATGCATTACTCAAATACCAAGTACCATCGTCATCAAGAGTGTAATAATTTGTTGCAGTTACTAATTGGAATGATACTGTAAATAAAGTAGCTGTACCTGCAAATGTTTCCTTAAACTTATGATCTATACTAAAAGAAAATGGTTCATTTTTTAGTACATCTATCCCACATGATATTAACCACCTATTACCAGATGTTGCCTTTTGTTGCTGATATGCAAATTGGTCATCAAGTTTACCAGTTCCGTCAAATGTTTCTTTTCTTCCGTATAATCCAGTTGTGGGGGTTGTTGGAGAACCTGGTGTTCCTTCCTTCCAATTCCATAAATCAAGATCATAAACTTTTGTACTTGCAGTAGAGCTAACCAAATCACCTCTTGAGAAAGAACCATTACATACTACTTCATCAAATCTATCAAAGTTAAACTGAATAGTATCTGACTTAGTTCTTCTTTGAATGAACCTTAACATCTCAGGTGATATAGGCTTAATTGTTTCATCAATACCAACCAATGCATCAAATCTTTGTGATGCGCTTGTTCTTGATGCTCCATTTTGCCTATAACCTCTTATGTTGTCAGTATATGGAACATACAACTCCTCTTGCCTAAAAATAACCCATTTACCTTTGTACATATACAAAGTCTGATTCCATGACTTGTTTATCTTCTCAAGAGCCAAGTATGAATCATCATACTCAGATGGATTAATTGCAAATGTTTTTGCATCAACATAACATTGGTCAAGACCTGTGTTGGTTGATGTATCTGTCATTGAAGAATGAAACAAGTTGCTGAAAACTTTATAATCAGTAAAGCTTTGTACAGTTTGAGCCATTGCATATTGAATTAACTCAAGTGGAGTGTACCTACCATTTAATTCTGTTCCTGACTCAGTTAACTCAACATCTTTAAGTTGACCAATACCCTCAGTTGCTCTAAGTGTGATGATGTGATTGGTATTTATCCATGACTCTTGAAAGTCATCTTGCAACATATAACCTTTCCAATAATTTGTCCAAGTTCCAAAATCAAAATAAACAATAATGTCATCATCATTATCCATCAAAAAATTATCAATTGACACACCAGTTGCTGATGCGATAAAACTCATTTCGGCTAACTGTGGCCTCAATGGTTTAAATATATCATCATCATTATTAAACTCTTTTAATACAAATGGTCTTGATGCCCCAACAAGTGTTGTTGATGCTCCGGTAAATCCTTCAAAATCAAATCTTACAATGCAAGTCTGACCTTCAAGTGTCTTAAAAGTATAACGATATTTTTCTGCTTTAGCCAACTCTATTGATTGTAGCGTTTGTTCTATTCAATGCCCCAACAAGGTCTGACCCTCGTAGGACTACATTAACTTGTCCACTCATTCCCATTGATCCAGGGCCTACACCACCAAATGATGGATTGGCAACACCTGGACCACCTAATCCAATTGCTTTAAAAATATCTGCTCCAACTCTTGATAAAATTCCTGCTGCTCCACCAGCAACACTACCTACACCAGGAGCAAGTAAATTTCCAATTAAAGATATAATTCCTGTTGCTATTATCTTTGAAGCAAGTTGTTGTATTTGTTTCAAAACAGCATCAGCAAATGCCTTAAAACCGAATTTACCTGTTTCAAATAATGTCATAAATGCATTTTCCAATGGTTGGAAAAATGTTTGATTTAAAAGTATTAGATTTTCTGCTAAACCTGCTTGAAATATTTGAAACCTACCTAATAAATCTTCCAATTCTTTTGATAATGGTGCGGCAGCAATCTTATCTATTTTTTTAGGTACTCCAATACCTTCCTCAATTTCTTTTCTTCTGTATGAATTTCTTTCTCTTAATATTTTATCAATAGATGCTTTCTGAATGTTAATATTACCCTTTACATAAGCTGCAAATGCTGCTGCTGTATCAACCAATGTTCCTGGTCCACCAATACCTACTTGTGGAATTGATTTTACCTCTTTTTGCTTCTTTAAACTATTAGTAAACTCTTTTGTTGCTGCATCATATTTTGAAGTACCATCAATTAGTGGTGTTAATTGATTAATTAATCCATCATTTATTTTAAATAATTCCCTTCTTTGTGCAGCATTTTTATCTAATGCATTAGTAGCTGATTCAAGATTGATTGCCTCTGTCTGTAATCCTGAATTAAATGTTTTAGTTCCATCAAATGATATTCCTTTTACTTTATTATAAGCTGCTTCAGCTTTTTGTTTCTTTGCTAATAAAGCAGGAAATTGTTGCTCTAATGAAATTCTTTCTATTTCATTTTTATTTATAATGCTATTTAAAGCAGTTTCTCTTGCCCTTAATTTTATATACTCAATTCTTGCTCTTGAGTTTTCATTAATTAAATCAATATTTTTTTGAGTAAGAGTATTTTCTTCTCCTATACCTCTTGCAATCTCAGGTGCAATTTTCTTTAAAGCAACATAAGCATCTTGCCTATCCTTCATTGGTTTAGATAAATCATTAATTGATTTAACTAAAATTTGAATTTTAGCAGTTTCGGCAGCAGTCCCACCAACAGTTGTTGCAAGTTCTTTATTTAAAGCATTTTGAACTTCTATTAATTTTGCATTGTTGCTAATTAAAGCAGATATACCAGCACCTAATGAACCATATTTTTGTATAAGAAATGTTACACCTGCTGTTACAGCACTAAATGCAAGAAACAATCCGGCAGGGCCAATCAATGCACTACCAAGTTGCTTTAATGCTCCACCAAGTCCTCCAGCATCTCTTGTTAATTCGCTAAATGAACTGATGACACCTGGAAGGTTATTTTGAATACCAATAAATCCAAAAGGTAAATCTTGCGCAACAAGGCTCAGGCTGTTAAGAGCAGTCCTTGACTTTTTTGCAAATTCTTCAATTTTTTTACCCGCTTGGTCTACATCTGCATCAATAGGTATTTTTATCATTTTCCCAACCTTTTAAATATTTCTCGCATCTCATCATCATTCATCACATTGCCACTTTCCTCATCACCTGGCAACTGCCACAATGCCTCTGGTGTTTTTGGTGCGGTCTTAGGATCACCCATTAACCGCACCATTGTAAACATCAAAAGTCTTGTTTGCTTGTAAGTGTCAACCTTTCGGGATTCACTTCCTCTTATCATTAAAGAAAACTCTCTCGGACTAATTGCATAGAAATCATTTGGAAGTAAACACAAGTCACCAAACGCAAATGCTTCTATTTCTTCCCACGAGTAATCTTTTTTTTTGCTTCTTGCTTTGGTTCTTCTTTCTGCTTCAGAAACTCATTCTGACTCCAAATTTGTATTATATCCTTAATCTCAGATAGTACATCTTCGTTTGTCAAATTAGCCTCTATAAAGTCAACAAAAGACTCAAAGCTATAATCAAATTCTGCATCCTTAATAAGACAATTGTTATAATAACCGCTATATAAAATATGGGCAATCCCAATCTCATTTAACTCGTTATTTGTATAAGCCTTGCCTTCTACGAACTTATCGGAAAGGTATCTAAAAGATGCCATCCCGAATTTAAGTCCAATCTTAGTTCCGTTTATAGTAATAGTAGTGTAGTTCATAATTAAGGAGTAACATCAACTGTTCCGGTAGAAGTAACAGTACCAGAGAAATTGATAAATTCAGTAGTTGCTTGATTCCAAGTAAGTGAAGTAATAAATCCAAGGAACTGATGATAGTAGGTAGCACCTGCGCTTGAACCACTAACAACTGGGTTTTGAACTCTTACTGAAATAAGAGTTTTGTTTACCATTGCAGCAAGCAAATCCTCATAAGATACTTGAGTAATGGTTGGAGCAACTTCACAAACTGCATCAAAGTCAACTGACATTGTAGCATCAGCTACTGATGTCATTGGCCCACAATTTGTTTGCTCTGTTGTTGAATCAACAGTTGTATTAACTGATGATGTACGCAGACACACGAGATTTTTGTATGTTGACCCACCGGCTACATCTATTTCTACGTTCTGCAATGATCCTAAAATTTGCTGTGGCATATTATTCTATTTTTGAATTATTGAATTGTTGATTATTAATATCTTTCTATTTATAAAATTGTTTCCTTCTTGCATAGTCAAGTAACGTGATGATGTCCTTGATTTGGCATATATCTGAAATTCATTATCGCCAATATCTTGAACACCAGTAGTAGGTATTAACAAAGTTAAGATTTGGTCAGCAATATCATCAATAATACTATTATTTCTTGTCATGTACTGCTCGCTGAATATATCAATTACCACATCAGCCTCTGTCATAAATAATTGGTTGTTGTTGTCTGCCGTTTCTGTTATATCACCAATTATTATATAGTTTTGAGGAACAGTCTGAAATGAGTCAGTTCCATAAACAGGAACACTCTTACCTCCGTAAGTTATGTTACCACTTAGTTTTGACAGGTATTGAACCCTTATATTATTGCTACAATCTTTCATTCCTATTGAGTATCTGTCTTATATTACTAATTAATGATACTAAACCACTTGTTACACTTGGATATAAATAAGGTCTTGGATACATCCATCCTTTACCATTTTTATAAAAATGTTTTGCTAATCTTTGCCATTCTGGATCTTTACCTGGGTATTTTGGAAAATATCTACCAGTTCCAAACTCAATATAAGCTGACATATCATCTCTTGGTTCACCAGAGATTATAGTATAACTAAATGGTTTATTTTTTTCTGATCTTATAGTTGCTCTAATTGCAGCATAAATTTGTGTTTCTCCTTCTATTTGTGGATTACCATTTGGGAATATAGACTTTGCGGTAGTAGCCATTTGCTCAGTAGATGCAGCCATTTCCATATCAACTTCCTGTATTGCTGAATTATACTTATCTTTCAGCTTTGAGAATGTTTCTTCAACACCAGTAATTCTAATATTTAGTCTTTTTCTTGCCACTATATCACAACTTTTTTATACTGATGATAATTAAGCCCATCCCAATTCGGGAACTCTTTTAACATACCTTGTTTTGCATCACCTTGGAACTTCTTACCTCTGTTCTCATAAGACCAAGCTACCAAAGTAAGTATATCAGTAGCCAAATCCTCTGGAATGGTGCTATATCCACACTGATACTTTATAACATAAATTCCTGCCGTATAAACCCAAATTTTACCGCCTATCACCTCAAAGTCACTATTCTTTGTCAATACTTCATAGGTATTCATGCCCGTCTTTAGCTTTACCTCATCAACGCAAAGCAACGGCCCGTAAGGTACATCAAGCATCCAAAAGCCTTGGCTCTGTGGTGTCAATTCAACATTTATCCTTACTGACTTGTTGACTAAAGAACAACCAGTAAGCTTCTCAATATGCACCCTTGCACCATTAAGCAAGTCACCAATAAGCACATCATCGGTGTCATAATTAGTTATACGCAACCAATTCTTAGCATCAGTAAGACTAACGGGTTCTACAACCGCGTCAGCTAATATTGTTATGCCGTCTATATATGTCATCTTTAATTATATTTATTAACACTTTCTCTGAACCAGGTTTCAAACTCATCAAGCGTTTTTCTTGTATCAAACTCTCTTGATCTCGCTTTTGCTTTTCTTGAGGCCCATGAATAGGTTTTTTTGTCATCCAACTTTGTAATGGCTTCAACCCAATCTTTGACATTGTTTCTATCTTTAATATAAATACCTGCCTTATCACAATTCTCTTTCAACCCAGGTGTATCAGTACAAATTACCGGAATCCCACTACACATCGCCTCTGTTGCTGTCCTCCCCCAACTCTCATACTTTGATGGCATGAGAAGTATCCTTGTCTTTGCGTACCATTGCTTTATATCTGGCGAATTTGGCACATAAGTAACATTTGGTAGGCTTGGTGTTATCTGCTCATCGTATGACCCCAAAACCCCTAAAAATGACTTGTGTGGCATTGCTCTTGCAATCTCCCCAAATATCTTCCCACCCTTGTTCTCGTTTAAGTTTATTAAAGTGATATATTCAGACTTCTCAGGCTCATTCCCCAAGTCATAGTAATTGTAGTCTACTGGTGGAGTCAGTATAAAATTACTAAAATTATAGTTCAAAAGTTCTTTTAGCCACAAAGAATTGTATATTATGTGCTGATTTTTCTCCGCATCAATAATCTCCGGATATGGGTGAGAATTGTGGATGAGATGGAAAACAGGCTTTTTATACATCTTTGCTGCATGGATTGTCCATCTTGTATAGTCCAAATGAGTAAATACCGCATCTGCCCACCTCATTATCCCGTCAATCACATTTGCATTTGGAGGAAATACATCAATATTATCAAATACATAGTTATTCCTAACCTTATATTTATTTGCATCGTGTAAAAGAACTCTCACATTATGACCCTTTGATTGCAAATCCTTGAGCATAAAATGAAGCATCCATTCTGCACCACAGTTATGCTCTGGAGGATAAAGATGCACAGAGGCTACAATGTTCATAGTTAAATTAGTTTAGCTGCCGAATCATCAAATATTCTTGTATAATCGGCAAAGTGATTCCATAAATCGCTTTGGTGTGGTCTCTGCCAAGCTATCATGGGTTTAATTATATAAGTATTGCCTCTTGGGTGTATCCATGTCTTTAACCAATCATCAAACATTATGTTTGTGTCTGTGTATCCTTTGCACAATTCCTTTGGGTTATTATACATCACTGCGTGAGTAGTCCATGCCCCAAAAGTCTTGTAAAGATTCTCGCTATACTTCTCAATCGGAGCAACCAGATTCGCCCCAAGGTAGCACAATTCCCAATCACTTGGTAGCTGAGAAACCGCCTCCTCAAAATGACTAAAATCCTTTATCTCAACATCATCTTCAAAGAGCAATAGTACACCATCTGTACTATTCATTATTTTTTGCATTGATAGATTGAATGATGTCCTTGCGTCATCGTGCGGAACTGCATAAACAACCTCACCACTCAATGAGTTTCGATGCATCTCTTTCAATGCCTCATAAAGCATTTTTGACTTATGAGTAGATAGTATTTTTACTTGCATAGTACAAAGTTAAAAAAAGGGGCGATAAGAATACCGCCCCCCCAAAATATACACTCTAAAAAAACAACACCTTAGATTGCACCATATACCGCAGCAGTTGGTTGGAACTGAAGCAGTTCGCAACGAGCTTCGCAACGGAAAGTGATTAAGTTCTTGATGAAGTCATCCTGATCAAACTCAGTGCTACGAACATTCAAACCAGATTGTTGAGCAATGGCGAACTTGGTAGTATCCATTACATAAATCTTAGAAGCTGTAACCAAAGAATGAGGAATAACTGGGATACCAACGATTCTTACATTACCATTGTTGTCAATAGTCATTCCACCAGGTACTGAGTAATCAGCAGGCTTGGTTTTCAACAATCCGGCCCAACCAGCATGAGTGGTCAAAGACAGATTTGGCATCCAGTTCAAAGCACCCAACTGAGCAACATAATCAATGAACTTCTCAGCAGTATTAGCACCAGAAGAAGAACCTGCGGTTGCAGAAGATGCAATGGCATTAAGATAATAAGTATCTTCTGCCTTTTGGAAATCTTCAATCAAAGACTGCTGAAGATATGCTTGCAAGAATGGCAAATCATCAATCATCTGACGGCTTACTTTAGCGTAACCTGCGATGAAAGAAAGGGCAGTGTTTACAACTGTTACATCGTAATCAACTTGAGGCTTTGCAGAACCTTCAGTTTGCTTACCGAAAGAACCTTCACCTACTGGAGTGTTACCACGAGGGAAAGAAACAGAACCGGTAGAAACGGGGATGATGTTGAATACAGAACGCAGATGTGGGTTTACATAAGACCTCAAATAAGCATTATCAACATAAGAGGTATAAACAGAACCAGTAAGGTTAGTACCGATGGTCATTGTTTGTACAGCTTTGGCATCCATTTCGTAATTGAAACCTTTACCATTGCCACGAGCAGCGGCTTTGATATCGTTCCATCCTTTCTCAACAGCATTACCAATCTCGTTCTTAATGTTCATGATATGATCACCATAAGAAGTTGCTACTTTAGAAGTTTCTTTAGCTTGCAACTTTCCGAAAGCAGCTTTAGCTTCAAGAACTTCGTTCCTTGCTTCAGCAGCAGTCTTGTTAGCTTTAACCAACTCCTCGTTGATTTGCTCAATCCTTGATTCGAAAGCCTTTGCAGCTTTCTCTGTGTTAACGGCTACTTCAGCCTTCTGCTCTGCGAACTTCGCATCAAGAGCAGCTTCAAACTTTTTTAAATCTTCCATTTTACTTTTAATTTAGAATTTTCTTAATATTGATATAAGTGATTGCTCAAGCTCCTCGTTATTCTTTTGCTGCACAGGTGTATTTTCAACTGCCTGTGTGCTACTTGCCTTCTCAATCGCTTGTGCCAATTGCCTGACCTTAATCAGACATAGTTCAATTGTTTCGTCAGTCACATCGCTGTTTCTGATAAACTTCTCAAATGTCTTAATTTGTTCTTGTATCTTAATACATTGCTCTAAACTTTTTATCCCCAAAATTGGTGTATATTCATTTGCACCCCAAGCTGTAAGGCTTGAACCCTCAAAAAGCATCACCTCAAGTATCTCGTTTGCCTCTATTCCCTTTTGTTCCCTAAGTGTCCTAAACCCAATTGAGTGTTCACCAATCAACCCACTCTCAACCATTTTGATAAAGTCTTGACCGAGTCTGTGCGTTCCGACTTGTGAACGGTAATACAGACCATAGTCATCTTCCTTTAACTCAACAATTTTACCAAGTGGTTGGCTTGGGTCATGGTTAAGCAAATGCTTTACCCTACCTTTTGCCTCTGGCCCCCAATCTTGGATTGAACGCTTGAACGCACCTGGCATAATTATATCGCCATCACTGTCAACCATTCCAAATGCAGAGAAATAACCACTTACCTCGCCTTTCTTTGAGTCAACATCTTTTACGTTTGCCTCAAATGATTTGTAATTATATATCATACTTTTTTTATTGTCAATTTGATTTAATTTCCTAATCGCCCACTCAATTCCTGCATCGCCTCCCCATGCATCCCACATGATTCCACCACAACCCTCAGAGTATGGCACATCCTTGTTTTGCTGATGCCTTTTAAAAGATGCCATCCTTGCAATGGTATCTCTGCTTATCTTCTCTCTACTTGCCAACTGATTTGCTCTTGTCCATCCAACTGGTGTACCACAATCACTACCATTCTCCTCTTTATACTTCAATGCCCTTTTTGCATTGTTGGTAGCCGCCTCAGGGTAGTCATTATACGTTTCTTCTTTGTAGTTTTCTGGTTCTTCCTTCCCATCTTCTTCTTGAGCAAGATAGGCAACATAGGCGCGCTGTGCGCTTGCTCTTGATGTGTACATACACTCACCATCTCCTATCCTATATTTTCCGTCACCGCAACTATATATCGGCATTATTACTGTTTTAAAATTAACCTACCATTAGCGTCACGCTTTGGAATAAATCCAACCGTACACCTACAATTTATAGTAAATCCTTTGGGACTCTTTGGGTCGCCAGGTATCTCAGCAACAACCGGCCTACCAACTATATCCCTACTTGTGAAGTTCTCATCAAATGCAACTATCTGCCCATCCATATCCCAATGATCGTAAAAGTTCTTTGGAATCCTTCTTGTCCTACTATCTCTTGTTGCAATCCAAATCTTGTCAACCACAAAGTCATGCTTACTCGCCCCAATAAACGCAGCATAATTGCTTGCTCTCATCACCTCAGTCCTTGCTATCCTTGTGGCCCTCATCTTAGCGTATCCAAGCTCCTCATCCTCCATTATCAACTTGGCTATCTCATCACTACTCAACCCCTGCGCAATGCCAAGCGAAATAATTGTATCAATCTTAACTTTAGTAGTATTGGTCATGTTGGCAACCAATTGCAGTCCAAATTTAGTTAAAAAAGTAAGCATCTCATTAATCCAATCTAAATTTAAACCAAATGGATTGCTTGCCTTCCTGCTCATTATCCCAACCACCCTGTAAGTCGCATTGCCAAAAAGTATTGCAGCTTCTTTGTACAATTGCTGCATAATAGTAAACATCTCCTCATTCCACACATAAGTACCCATCATGCTCCTTGTCGCCTCCGGCCCGTTCTTCTTCAGCATCACAATAAAGCGCTTCATGTCCTTGTCAATCGCATTTGCAAAAAGTGCAATATACTTGGCATCAAGTTGGTTTCTCAACCTCTCCACTTTCAACCAATATTGCTCTCGCTGCTTCGCGTTCATTTTCAAGTCTTTTTTTGTGCCATAACCTCAAGTTATGCATCATCATTTGCTCAGTTCGGCATTTCCTCTCCGACACCGTCTTGGGATGCAGAGTCATCACCATTGACCATATCATCTCGTCCGTTGTCGCTGCTGTTATCATCTTCTTCTGGTTGAGTCATAACCATACCTGGTACTGTCAAATCCATTCCTACTTGATCAAGCCTTACAAGTCCACCATTAACATAGCTATACTCATAAGCACCTTCTTTCTCAGAGTAGTTCATCGCTACGCGCTTCTCATCAAAGGTCAACCAGTTGGCATCACGAAGCGAACGGGTCATCCTCTCCATGTCTTGTTGCATCTCCGGAAGGGCCGTAATATCATAATCAATATACAAGTCCTCACCAAACTGTGGCACTAACCATTTATTCAACTCATCACGCAATTGGCACAGCTTTGGCACAATAGTATTGGTAACAAGGTCTCTCATTGCGTTCTGGTAGTTGTTATAGCTTGATGTGTCTGTATCAACAACACAGCAGGCAATCCAAACACCCTACACCATTGATGCATTGACATCTGCATTGTTTTTACCAATTCCATGTCAACACTACTCAATCCAAAATTAAGATAGTCCCAAGGTGTTTGCAACACATCAATCCTACCTTTATTGTTCACTCCATTCACATCATCGTTAAGTTTCCTCTTGATTAGGTTAGCTTGCTCCATTGATGGTTGTGCTGACACCGAACCTACTACCTTTGGCGTTAGTGCGCCTTTTGCTCCACCATTGAAAGCCATCATCGCAGATGCATCAGCAGCAGCGTTTGACATTCTCAGAGTCTTGTAACTTGCACGAAGTGGTGACAAACCGCGCAGGTGTGTTCTTGTACTTGCATTAAAGTCTGGGTTCCATGTTTTCCATTGGCATACCCTGCTTTTCTCTATGTCAATACCTTGGTCAACCATTAGTTTATATCCAAGGATGCCATATAGGTCATTTGGGTCTGGATAGATGTCAAGGAACTGTGTTGGCAAGACGAACATCTCCAACACCTTGTTTCCGCTTATTCCCATATTTCCGTAGATGTTACCCTCACCGCTAAGGAAATGGTAACCGATTAGGTTCTCAAGGAACTGATCTTGTGCTTGAGATGGGTTAGGTCTTTCCAAGAGTTTAGCAAGAGGTGTGTCCATCACTACGTTCTCAGAGTAAGCGTTCTTCCTTGCAAGGATGGCTTGCTCGTATGCACCTTGACCGGCTTGCAATCCACGAGAAAGTTGCTTGTATCTCATCAAGGATGTTCTGGCTTTCTCGCCATTGTTCAAACGGTACACATACCAAGGGATGCTCGCAGACTTTCTCGCAAGAAAGCTGACAATGGCATACACATCAGCATTGCCGAGGTAGCCATCCATCACATAAGACTCTTGATTGTATTGTTGTAAAACTGCACCATTAACACCTTGAAAGGAAGGAGGAACATTCTGTTTTGGACTCAACCCCTTCTTCTTACCAAAAATATCAAATAAACCCATTTTTATTTATATTGCCCCCCAAGTTATCTTAGGGATTGTTAACTTACTAAAAATGCTATAACGCAAGGCATCAAGTATGTGGTCACCAAACTTTACCGGTGAATCAAGTTTATTGCCATTTCTATCGGTTTTCCACCGATAATTCTTCAATTCCTTCAGTAAATTTACACTATCTTGCTGAATAAACAAGGGAGTGCCTTTTATAGTCCTAATTCCCTCCGTCACATCTTTGTTTGCGTGCTTGGCATTAAAACCGTTCCTCACCAACTCCTCAATGGTCTTTGGCTCGGCTGCATCGCAAAATATCTCATCATACGGGTCAATATTAAGAAGCTTTAGCCTATCCACCAAATCATTTGTGGTCAACCTGGTTTCGTAGAGTAATTCCTGCGCATAAGCAGCACCCTCAACAAACATAACCTTGACCAATGCACTTGGCACGTTAAACCCAAAGTCAAGTCCATACACAACCTCACCATCTTCTGGCATCTCCTCAGTTGTTCGGTAATGGGTGTATATCAAATCTTGGCTCAATCCCCTCTCACCCAATCCATAAATCTGCCAGTAGTTAGGGTCGGCATCCTTCAATCTTTCTAATTCGTCAACCAATTCTTTAGGTAGGAAGGGGTTATCGCGGAAAGTAGTGATGTTAAAGTCAGCATCATCCCTCGGAATCACAGAGTCATAAATCCAACTCGCCACATCAGAAGGATTGTAGTCAATCACTATCTTACCCTCTGTCCTCATAATTAACTGCATCCAAGCCTCGTAAGAGAGTTCATTTGCCTCATTGCAGAATAAGTATGTCCTTGCCCTACCCCTTATCTTCTGTGGCTGATCTGCACTAACAAACTCGTCCTTGCCCTACCCCTTATCTTCTGTGGCTGATCTGCACTAACAAACTCAATCGTATTTCCATTCATTGAGTAAATCTGCTCAGTCTTATTGTGATTGTCCTCTGAATATATATTAAGTTTTGTTAATATGTCCACAAAGTCCCTGAGAACAGAACCCTTAATGGATGGAAGCGATTGCCTTACAATAGTTAGCGTTTTTCCATTCTCCTGCAACAGTTTTACAATAAACCATATTAAAATGTTGTAAGTCTTGCCAGAACGTGAACCTCCTTGCATTACAGAAATACGCTTGTCGCTTTCTTGCAGGATTTCGTAAATTTTGTTAGTTTGGAGAGTAGCGTTCATTGTTTTAGTTTAAGTCAACCAAAGGTAAGAAACTTGCAGTCATGTTCACTTTGCTCACATGAGTTTAAAAAATAAAAAAAAATTTGGTTTGCAGTTTGCGAACTGAAAACTATGGGCGGAAAGGGGGTCATCGTATATAGTAATGTTATGAAGGTTGTGTAGGCGGTTGTCAAAAATTTGTCTTTATATCGGCTCGGCCCAAAAAAAAATCCTTTAAGTCCCCCCCCATTGTGCCAGTCCTTGCCCTACCCCTTATCTTCTGTGGCTGATCTGCACTAACAAACTCAATCGTATTTCCATTCATTGAGTAAATCTGCTCAGTCTTATTGTGATTGTCCTCTGAATATATA